GTTATTAAGATAACGAGTTTGTGTAATACTTATATCCTTTATTGATTGCCTAAAATTGGCTGTAATAGTTCCTGAAGTAATTATCAAAAAAAAAATTCCACCTTTGCAGAAAAAATGAATTTAGATAATTTGACTAAAATAGTCCAACATGAGATTAATGCCATCGCACAAGTGAATAAATTAAAAAGCCTTTGCTGCCAGCTTTCTATTACAGCTAAAGACTACTCTACCATCATTAATATATCGCCTAACTTCATAGCTCAAAAGAACCTTGGAGGAAGCTATGATACAATTATACATGAAGTATCAGAAGACAATTCTGTATATCACTCCCCTATCGAGATTTTCAATCTCATCATGGAAAGCAAAAAGATTTCACCAAATACTAAGCTGAACTATAAAAGGACGAAAGAGCTGCTTATAGAATTTGCTCCATTGGCCAGCTATCAAGATATAGATAAACGATTCATAAGAGCATTTGAAATTTATCTGACTCGTAAAAATCTTTGTGCAAATACAATTCTTAAATATCTGAAGTGTCTCAAAAGAGCATTAAGGCTTGCGCAACAAACCGGACAAATAAAAGAAACAATAGAGGAACTATTCTCACTAACTGTGACAAAAGCAGAAATAATCCGGAAAGAGTCTCTTACCCCTCACGAGCTTAATAAGCTCCAGGAATATTTAATTTCCAATTTTACAAATATGGAAAGCGATTATCGAGAAGCACTTTCAGCATTTTTATTTTCATGTTATACCGGCATACGCTACTCTGACATATGTCAATTGACATATGCAGATATGAAACGCATTAAAAACAAAAGATGGCTCATCTTCACCATGCAAAAAACAAAACAAAAAGTATATGTGCCACTCGACCAGATTTTCGGAGGAAGAGCATTAAAAATTATGAGACTGTTTCACCGTACTCGAGGAAAATTGTTTTATCTTCCCAGTAATGCCAAATGCAATAGAGTAATTAAGAGAGTATACAAAAATCAGCAAATAGGGAAAAAGAATATATCATTCCACACCGGACGACACACAGCAGCCACTCTCCTACTTTTTTATAAAATACCGTTGACAACCATTCAATCCATTTTAGGGCATACCCATATAACCACCACTGAGATATATGCAGAACAGAATGAAGCGACAATATACAACTCGATTAAGGGTGTGAAATTCAAGGAATTTATTTGAAAAAGGCAGGTACGCCGTGACACGTACACTGCCCAGGTCGAAAGGACCGTCGAATTTCTATGCAAATATAAATATAATCATCATTCCATACAAATCATAGAAATAATGCATTCTCAGATTATGGGTATCCATATATTTGTATTTCTACGCATCTATATTTCTACATGTTTATATATTTATATGTTTATATTTCTACGCATCTATATTTGTAGATATGCAGAAATATATTATTTTTGCATTGTCGAATTTCTAAAACATATATTATGATAAAAACAATTTGTCCACTGAACTACAAAGGCGGTGTAGGTAAGTCTACAACCGCATACAATCTGGGCGTTGCCCTATGGTTACTTGGTAAGAAGGTTTTACTTATTGATACGGATACACAATGTAACCTCACTAATCTCATCGGATTCTCCCAAAAAGAAGGGGATGCAACCCTCTATGAATGGCTGACACAGGAAGAACAAAAGATGCCAGCATATGAACAATATCCAGGTTTATGTTATGTACCTGCATCTAATGAGCTTTCCAATATTGAAAGCTATCTGATGAACAAGAGAAATAGAGAAAAGATACTTGCAAAGAAATTGTCTCCTTATCTCTCCCCTCTTCCAAACGGAAGTTATCTTTTTGACTATATCATTATTGACTGCGCACCGAAAGAGGGTATCGTTAATGACAACGTCATGAGCGCGAGCGACTATGTACTGATACCTACTGAATGTTCAGGATTCTCTTTGCAAGGAATGCAGAATCTTATGTTCTCAATAAAAGATGTGAAAGAAAACCTGAATGAGAAACTTGAAATTCTCGGTTTCTTACTTATCAAATATGACAAGCAAACAAGAATCTCCAAGCAGGTTACAGAATTCTTTGAAACTAACTATCCAGACAAGGTTTTTAAAACCAAAATCAGGAAGAATGTAAAGTTTGACGAATCGCCATTAAAGCATCAAGGAATTTTCGAATACGCGCCTGATGCTAACGGAGCAGAAGACTATATGTCCTTAGCTGAAGAAATAACGGGTGAGAAGCGTCCAGAAGATTGGAGAGAAAAGTCTCTGCACGCTTGGAATGTAAAAAATAACATTAAAGAAGAGGAGGAATAAGTATGTCAAAGAATAAGCCTGTCGATTTGGGTATTCAAAGTTTCATGGATAACGTGAAAGACAATAAGCCTACACCTACCGTAGAACCAAAAAGTATTACCCAGAACGAGGAGAAACAAGAAGTAAAGCGGTCTCCTGGCCGGCCAGCTAAATCTACGCAGCGTTCTGAGCGGATAATCTTTAAGCTGGATACAAAATCTTATACAAAACTATCCATGATTAAAGCATTAAACCGTCTGGATATTCAGGACGTTGTTTTTGCTGCCACGGTAAAGTTTCTGAAGGAGTACAATTCTGAAACGGGATTGACAGCTGAAGGAATCGAGTTGGTAAAGGAGATAAAAGAACAGTACGATAAGTGAAAATAACTCCATATTTATAGGCATCTATATTTCTGTAAATATATATTTGCAGAAATATAGATGCCTTTTTTAGCGGTACAAAATCACACAATCTTCAACTTCGGCAGGAAGACCGAAAAGAGGGTAGTGTGTGAAATAGGGTTGAGCTTCTTCATCAGCTGGAGTGCAGACAATATCTACACCAATTTGCTCAAGAGCTTCATCTATCTGTTTAACTTCTTCATCTGTAAGACCAGTCATGTCGCCATTGAAGATGTAGCCAAAGGCCCATGTAGGTATTTTTTCTATTGTTTTTTTCATTTCCATAATAATACAATTATACACATGTATAATTCTACGCATATAAATGCGTAGAATTACAAAATTATTCCTCTAAGGTAATAGATACTTTTTCAAAGAGTTTCGGGTCATTCCGCTTGAGTTGTTCAAGATACCATTTTTCACAAGTGATTTCAATATCTGTTCCATCGAAATAGAAAGGGTAACCCACTGCTGTGAGAAGTGCGGCCAATCTTGCCGGACTACCACTGATTACAAATGTTTTTAAATCCAAAGCCATAGTTATTTATTTATGGAGTGGGAGAGTTCCCACTCCTTGTGAAACTTATAATCTTCCTTCATCAGCATAACTGAAATATTCGTTATTTCCTATGATTAAATGGTCAAGAACTTTAATGTTCATCATTCTGCCGGCTTCAACCAAAGCGCCTGTCAACCTATTATCATCCATGCTTGGAGTAAGATTACCGCTCGGATGGTTGTGTACTAAAAAGAATGAAGTTGCTCCGCATAAGAGGGCTTCTTTCATTATTACTCTTACATCAACTTGTGTTGAAGCAATACCACCGATTGAAATTCTCTGCTTACGTATTACTTTCGCTGCCTGATTAACATATATAACCCATGCTTCTTCTACCTTTAAATCACTCATAACAGGTGACATGAGCTTAAATACATCATAAGAGCAAGAAACTTTAGGATACTTGGATAATGAAGCCTGACATCTCTTGTAAAACTCAATCCCAGCCAAAACAAGTTTCTTACGCGCAGGAGTCATTTTGTAAATCACTTCATCAAGTGTACATACATTGCCATACACAACCTCTTGCTCTTTAACCATCATAGATACACTTTCTTGGTTAGTGAGAATGTAAGCAAGTTCTGCCATGTCCATCGCTCTAAATTCTCCATTGATTTCGAAATTTTTTGTTTCCATACATCTATACATTAATAAGTTAAACATCAGCCGCGGGTGAATTATTCTAACTCCAGATTCAGGAGCCTTTTTCAATTCTTTTTTCTCCCTATACGACTTTTTTTTTAATCATTCTCTCCCCGAGTTCTTTCGCCTTTTTCGATGCAATAATTGTGCGACTGACCGTAGATGTATGCAAGGGTACCGGGATGAAAAATACCGCACAGCTATGCTGCTCAGGATATTTTTCATAACGGCACAAAGTGCCTTGCAGACTTCTACAAGGCGCACTACATTCGCATCATGAAAAAGGGAAATTCGGGGAGAGACAAACAACGAAAAAGGAGTATAGGAAAAGAGAAAAAAACGAAATATATTTGCACAAAAAAAATGAAAGACCAGATTAAACTATTGAGAGAGTGTGTAAGGAATGAAATTCCAGCTATTGTGTTCCAGGGCGACGATAGCTGCACCGTTGAAGTTCTTGAAGCGGCCCATGATATATATAAACGACATGGTGCTACACAAGAATTCCTTTATGACTTCCAGCTTTTAATTGAAGATGTCAAAGCGTATCAGACAGAAAATCCGGTAAACGTGAGATTAGCAGATTTGTCCCAAAGTGAAACAGAGCTTGTACGTGAAGAAATGAAAAAGAAGGGCTTAAACGTATGAACAAAATAAAGCTAATTATGTACTCAGCTGACCTGAGCAGCAAACTGCCATTGCCGTTTGCTGACCAGGGAGTGAGGGCCGGTTTCCCATCGCCGGCTCAGGATTACATGACTGACAGTATAGACCTGAACCGGGAACTCATACGACATCCGGCCACTACCTTCTATGCCCGTGCTGACGGAGATTCCATGAAGGACTGCGGCATTGATGATGGCGACTTGCTTGTAATAGACAAAGCCTTGGAGCCTCAGGACGGTGACATCGTTGTGGCTTTCATCGATGGAGAGTTCACACTAAAGACCGTACGTTTTGACGAAAAAGAAAATTGTATTTGGCTTGTTCCGGCCAATGAGGAATATTCACCCATAAAAATTACTGAAGAAAACGACTTCCTGATATGGGGCGTTCTTACGTATAACATAAAGAGACAGCTGAGAAAAGGCAGATGATAGCCCTTGTTGATTGCAATAACTTCTACTGCTCATGTGAGCGCGTGTTCAATCCGCAGCTTCGTGACAAACCTGTCGTTGTTCTCTCGAACAATGACGGCTGTGTCGTGGCCAGAAGCAACGAAGTCAAGGCAATGGGCATCAAGATGGGTACACCACTGTATCAAATCCGTGAAGTCTTGGAGGCAAACAATGTGGCTGTTTTCAGTTCCAACTACAATTTGTATGGTGACATGAGCCGCCGGGTAATGATGTTGCTGTCCGAGTTCACGCCCGAACTGACACAGTACTCGATTGATGAAGCGTTCCTGGATCTCTCCGGCTTCGGAGAAGGGGAGAAGCTGGTTTCCTACGGCCGGAAGATTGTTAAGACCATCGGAAAGGGTACTGGCATCCCGGTTACCATGGGCATTGCTCCTACTAAGACTCTGGCGAAGGTGGCAAGCCGTTACGGAAAGAAGTACAAGGGATATCAGGGGGTATGCATGATTGATTCTGAGGAAAAGCGCATCAAGGCGTTGCAAGGCTTCGAAATTGGTGATGTCTGGGGAATAGGCCATCGGAGCTTGGATAAGCTGCGCTATTACGGTATAAATACCGCCTGGGATTTCACACAGAAAAGTGAGAGCTTCGTGCGAAAATTATTGTCTGTGACTGGTGTCCGCACCTGGAAGGAACTTCGTGGTGAGAACTGTATTAATATCGAGGAACTGCCTCAGAAGAAGAGTATCTGTACCAGCCGCAGTTTCCCTGACTCCGGACTGTCTGAACTCTCCAGCTTGGAGGAAGCTGTCGCCAACTTTTCTTCCGAATGTGTCCGTAAGCTCCGTATGCAACACAGCTGCTGTACGGAGATGACGGTCTTTGCCTATACCAGCCGATTTCGTTTAGATCTTCCGCAACACTGCATCAACCGTACCATTCACATGATGGTACCGACCAACGACCTTCAGGAACTTGTGAGCACCGCAGTCCGGGCACTCCGGATAGATTTTTGCAAAGAGGGCGGTTACCAGTACAAGAAAGCCGGTGTTATTGTCTGGAATATCGTTCCTGATTCTGCCATCCAAACCAACCTCTTTGATACTATAGACCGTGATAAGCAATCACGGCTGGCCGCTGCCATAGATGCGATTAATCGCAAGAACGGTCATAATACCATTAAGGTAGCCGTACAGGGAACAAAAAATAAATCTTGGCACCTCAAATGTGAGCATATTAGTAAGCAATACACAACTAATCTATCTGAGATTATCAAAGTAACAACAGATTGATTTATTTCCTTACTCGAAAGGATACATAAAAATAGTCTAAAAAACGACCGTTTTTCAGACTATAAAACCGAAGGCTTGTCACGTCCGAAAAAAACGCTTATTTTTGTCTGAAAACTCGTCTGTAAAACAAAGTTCAATAAACCCATTATAAAATATCTTTTCAGACATGAAAATTGGATACGCACGTGTAAGCACGCTGGAACAGAATCTTGAAAGACAAATTGACCAGTTAGAAAAAGAAGGATGCGAAAGGATTTATTCCGAAAAAATATCAGGAACCAAAAACAACCGTCCAGAACTTCATCGGATGCTTGATGCTCTTCGACCTGGTGACATCGTAATTGTTTCCGAACTGACAAGGCTTAGCCGAAGTCAGAAATTCTTAATTGAATTAGTTGATAGATTTTCTCAGACTGGGGTAAATATAAAATCTCTGAAAGAAATATGGCTCGACACAACAACGCCACACGGACGACTCATTTTTTCTGTTTTCGCCGGATTGAGCCAGTTTGAACGAGATTCAACTCAACTTCGAACATTAGAAGGTTTAGCAGCTGCACGGGCAAGAGGAAGAAAAGGAGGCCGACCCTCTGTCGACCATAAGAAAATTGAACTGGCATTAAAATTATACGATTCAAAAGCCTGTACAGTATCGGAGATAATCAAAACAACCGGAATCAGTAAAGCTACGTTATACACATACCTGAAACAACGAAACAATAAATTCATCGCCATTAATCAACCTTGAAAGTTGGCCAGTTCAATCGGGAATAGCTTACATAGGCCCTCCACATTTCTTAAAAGCTCCCGCAGGTAATTCCCACTGTTGCGAATAGGGAATAAAAATATCACTATTGTATTGGTAGCTTGTAGCTAATCGCGCCAGTTCTGGAGTAATATCATGGTACGGCACACCTTTCTTTATGAGCGTAGATAAATCTGTATCACGTTTCAGTGTGTACCCAAACTCCTTTTCGAATTGAACGAGTTGTGAAAAGTTCTGATGACTGATGCATGCTGCGCTGGCAAACTGATTCGCATTACCAAATATGCAGAACTTACATGAACAACGCCCGAAGCCCATAAAGTAACACGGGTGAGGTCTTACTCTGTATTTTTCCAATAAATCCCATATTCTTCTCTCTGTCCAATCTCGTATGGGTCTATATCTATCTACGTACCTCATGATCTTTTTGCCATTCCGCAAATCTGATTTATCAGGTTCTAAAATGGCATAACCGGCACGCTGCTTACTTTCTTCACCTCTTTCTCCAGATAACACCAATGTTCGGATACCGTTAAAACGCTCCTGGTTCCTGATGGCAGCCGCACATACATCAATCTTCAGATAACTGCTGCACCAACGGACATTGAGATTAGGAGAAGGTTGTGGGAATTTTAATCTTGTTGAGCACTTACCTTTTTCACCTCCTACACTATGAATAGTATTATCTGGGCACTCATAGAATATCTTTGCTGTTCGTTCATTACATCTGAGCATCTCGCGCTTAAATCCACCATCTTTCCACTGAAAGAAAACTGATACCCCAAAAGCTTCAGCTAATTTTTTGCAGTAATCAGGTGTAACCTCCCAGTCAAAAAAATTTTCACCTCTTCCGTCTATTTCCTGGTGCCATAATTCTATTTTGCTTTTGTCTATTCCATTATCAATTAAGAATAGGAGTAGAGCCGTACTGTCCTTTCCACCGGAAAAAGACACAATGTATTTGTCATAATTAAAAAGGTCAAAATCCATCTTTCTATAATTCTTATTTAATTTTTAAGAGATATGTATTTCTTACATAACATGAAAGAACATACAAACCATATTACACAAATAAATAGAGTTAGAGTATTCAAGAAATTAGAACACATCAACACAGTAAGTGAAGTAAACAATTGCGTAATAAGTAGTGCCTGAAAATTGGTAATCTCTTGTTCACACAAAAATGAAACAAGTATATTACTTCTTTTCATCCAGGACGATAAACCTTCATGTTTTCTTACTTTAACTGAAATATTAGATATTGCTTCCATAGTTCCCGTTATTAATGTTAATTATTAGCATCCAACAAATTGGGTTCGTGGTTTTTGATTATGCTTTCAACTATTTCTTTCGCACATATAATTCCATTTTTGTAGCCTTTAGCATAATCGGTTCTTGTGGATAAGTAGCTGGTATCATTGTTAAGACACTCGATAATTTCTTTCAGTATTTCTTTTTCCTTCATAATTGTTTTTAATTATAACTGGCAGAAGAATCACCAGATTAATATGTATTCAGATATTCTATTTCAGTGCATACGGCAAATTTTCCGGTATATCTTGTTCCCTTAGGCATTTTAAATACCTGTAAACCTCGCTCGCCTTTTTCAATTCGTTCATTCTTTGCTTTCCGGGCTGATTGTTTTGTGCTGAAATATTTCTTTTTCATGACTCTTATTTAATTTAGGCAGGGCTTTCACCCCGCCGATTATACTCAATCATTCGCTACTATAAAATGCGTAAAGTAACAACCCTCACAAGCAGTAATATATCCCTTCTTGACAAGTTGGCCAAGATAACCTTTCATCTGTCCGAGTGTAATACCAAGTGACTCGTAATCCGTTTCATCATAACAAAATCCACCGTCTTCTCCATAAGTTTCAGCATTGGCAACACAAAGATTATAGACCTCATTTTCAATCTCGGTCAACTTCTGATTACTGATACAACTAACTGTTTCCATATTTCCTGAATTAAATTATACATATTATCTTTTTTCTCACAGTGTAAAAGTACATCTATTTTCTTTACTATGCAAGATGAAAGTAAATTTATACCGTGTACTTAACAAAGTTTAGTAAACTCATATTGTTTACTTCTTATATAATAGTATGATTCATGATTAAGTATAATTCGAAACAAAGAATAAACACGCATTTATATTTCTGTATATCTATATTTCTGTATATCTATATTTCTGTATATCTATATTTCTGCGCATCTATATTTATAGACATATATATTTATAATAAAAAACCCCGGTGCATCACTGCAGCGGGGAAAATGTTAGATGTATGTATAGAAAGTTTTTTATGCAACTTTTCGTCTTCTGATTATCTCCTTGCAAATCGCCTCACATAGCACACGGGCCATATTCACCTCAACGGCATTACCGATAAACTTCTTCTGGTCAGCTTGTGTTCCGATGAGTTTATAATTTTCTGGGAATCCCATTATTCTTTTTAATTCTGATATTCTAAGCATACGCATCTTGATGTCGATGATACCATACAAAGCCATAAACTCCTTAATCTTGATTGTCATCGGACTGTCCACGGGTGTGACCTGTATACCGATACCTCCTTCAACTTCTACAAGATAAGGCGGCATTTTATCCATCCGTGCTATCAATGTGAAACAAGGGTTGTTCACAGAACCTCCGGCACTGGCAAACTGCGGATTCATAAGGTAATGCCATTTACGGTTGGCCGTGATAGTTTGTGAGGGCTGCTCAATGCTGCTTCCAATATTCGAGAAAGCTGTATTCATTATCCACGGTTTACAGCTTACCATATTGAACTTCGGCACCGTGGTTACTGTACCAACTGGCAGCTCAATAGATGTCGGTTTTCCGGTACCGTATTGGTTGTCTATGAAAACAGAATTTACCAATGCTAACCTGTCTTTTGTCGTAACCGTTGGTGCAGGTTGTTCTACAGAGTGATTGTGACCATTCCCATAATAAGCAGACACGAAAGAACTATGAACAAAGTTTACCTTTGCCAATGCAAGCCGTCCTTGTGTTGCCACAACCGGGCATGGTTCGTCAACGCTTGGTGCCTGGTATTTCCCCGTCCGACTCATAGAGTTATACTTTACAATAAAAGCCTCCTTACCTCCAGCTACAAACTTAATCAGTCCGGCATAGATGCGTTCAAGAGTTTTCTCGGCCAGCGGCTTCTTCCGGCAAAAGATACTTTCCCCTTCATCTGAAAAGTCCAGTACTTCCTTGACGGGCTTCCACTTTTCCAATCGTCCGAACATATCGTTTTTCCCATCCTTGCAGTGTGTCGGTTCTGGGAATACGATAGGCAGGCCGCGTTTGGCGAAGATACCAAAGAACCGCTTACGGGTAGTATAGGCACCATAATCAGCAGCGTTCAGAATACGCCAATCAAAGTCATAGCCGTATCGCTTCACATTCCGTTTCCATTTCTCGTAGCACCGTCCTTTGTCCTTACTGATAGGGTGTCCTTTTTCATCCATATCGCCCCATGACATGAACTCCTCAACGTTCTCTATCTGTATGTAGTCTGGATCAATTGATTCTATATAACGGAAAAGGTGTTCAGCAAGAGTACGACTATCAGCGTTCCGTGGCTGTCCTCCTTTTGCCTTGCTGAAATTGGTACATTCCAGCGAAGCCCATAGAACTACATACGCATCCGGATAAATCTTCTTCATTCGTTCTACATGGGCCACCAAAGGAGACAGTTCCAAAGTTCTGATGTCCTCCGTGAAGTGGAGCGCATCCGGGTGATTGGCAGCATGACTGGCGATGGCGTTTGCGTCATGGTTCACACAAGCGACAACTTTCGCGCATTGTTCATCTGCGTAGCGTGCGTTTTCTACTCCGGTACTGGTTCCCCCGGCACCGCAGAAAAGGTCTATATAAAATAACTTTATCATATCAGTTCCATCTTTGAGGTCGGTTGTTGATTCTCTCCAGGTATGCAGCTATCTTCTTTTCCGCATCCTCGCCGTTGCGGACGAAAATTCGCGTCCGTGTCTTGTCGCCTGGGATAGCTACATACTTTCCATGTTTCTCCAGTTCCCGATGCTGGGCAATTTTCAATTCAGTTCCAGAAGGGTTCTTCTCCAAATCCACTTTACGTGGAAGCATCGGGTCATTTTCCGTTATCATTTTGAAAGATATTTGTTGATTATGTTACTCACTACAAGTCCGGCTTCATCACACATCCCGGCAAAGTTGTCAGACAATGAAGCGTTTTTCTCTTCATCCGGTATTCGTACTATGCTTCTCAGTTCTTTCAGTACGCGCTTTACCTGAAAAACTACCTGAGCATCTATTCCGTTTGATTCAAGTTCAGACTGGAACTCCAGTGCCGCACCTTCAAGCAAATCGGAGTAGATGAACAGCTTGTGCATCTTGCGAAGCATTTCTACCTTGAACTCCGGGGTATAGTCCTGAAGAAGTTCTCCCAAGGAATGCGGTTCCAGTTCTCTTTCAAGGGAGTCAATCTTGTTCTTGATTTTCTGTGCTTTGGCAAAGTTCATGGATGAAATCAAAGCGATATACTTCTTTCTCAGTTCATTGAGCTTTCTTTCTGATTCTTGTCTTGTCATTTCTCTACTTTTCTGATGATTAAATACTTTGGCTCACCCTTGCGGAGATTGCTTAATGTCTCTTCGTCAACCTCTGCTTCTGTGAGTCCGTTCACGTTCATGTATTGTGGAAGACGGTATTTCTCGCGTAACCTCCTGATCAGGTTCCAGTCACGAGTTACCCAGTTGATTGTGATTTTCATATCATTTTCTCAGGCTTTCACCGCTGAAGAGGACGGTTTTCGTTATCGCCCTCAGCCGGTCAATGGTTCTTTCCCCATATTTCTCTCTCAGCTCGTCTATCGTGAGATTGGTGGTCAGGATAAGAAGCTTTCCTTTCTTCTCGGCTTCGTCTGCCAGCTCAGCGAATGCAAGCCTTTTTTCGCCGTATTTGACGCTAAGATTCTCTGTTCCTATATCGTCAACGTAGATGATGTGTTTTTGCTTCACAGCGTCTAAATCTGCATTCATCTGCTGTGCATCGTAGCAGCTTACCACCTTGCGGCAGTAATGGTTAAGAACCAAAGGGAGAATCTTTCCGCAAATAAGGGTCTTTCCGCGTCCGCAGTTGCCGAAACACAGAAGTCCGCGACCTTCATTGCCGGCCAGCCAGCCTGCCACTTCTTCGTACTCAGGAAGCCATCTGGCATTTTCTCCAGTGAAGTACCTGATACCGGCCCAGAGAACTCTTTTGGCATCCGGAACGGTTACCTGTACGATGTTAGGAATAGGGGAGAAGCCCGTATCTTTGAGCCGTTCGATTGTCTGTTGAAAATTTATCTGTTCCATGTTTACCAGCCTTTCTTGTATTTTTCCGGTGAATTATCCTTCAGAACTATGCCTACATCTGTTTTTGAAAGAGCTTTTTTCTTGGCCTGAGAAACTATCTCATTAAATTTTGAGTTGATGTTTGTCACGCTAAAATTCTCGAATATCCAACCTTCTTTTATGGATAAAAGCAAATATTGAAGTGCATACAGGATTGATTCATCGGCGACATCCATCTGCTTCTGTTCCCGTTGGAACTTCAGTTTTTGAAGCAGCTGGGACATTGCTCCTGCATCCTTGGCCGTCCAGTAATAATCACTTCCGAACAACTGTCTGTAATAGGTTTCAAAAAGGGAACGGGCTTTATAGTTAATACCCTCCCCCTTGGGGGGTGTGGGGGGAATATTATCATTAACAGTTTCTTTATCTTTCTTTTTCTTATTGCCCTTACCTTGCCCCAAATCTTCAATTTTTTCGGCCATTTTTTGCGACATTGCCCTTAGCTCTGCCCTTAGTTCGCCCATAGACACCTTTAAATCGCTGATTTCTTTATTGTTGTCTATGCCCTTATCTTTGTCCTTTGGATTGTCCTTGATAGGATTGTAGTCATCGTAATTGCATAAGGTTATGACAGTCATGCCCTGTTGGTTACAGGTTGTAATCATCCCCTTCTTCTTCAGTTTGGACAGGAAATATCTGACCTTCTTCTCAGACCATTTCCAACGCTTCATCAGAAACGATATGGATGCTGGATATTGACCTCTTGAATAAGAGATTTCCCGACCTCCGATGAGTTCGCTGTACGCCTCGCCGGTTGCATCAAATCGTGCTGACTGAATCAAGTCAAGCCACGCTTCGCATTCCGAAAACTCACGGGCTACTTTCCACATTTCATTCGAGAAAAACCTGCGGCTTAGCCTCAAAAATCCTTCTTCCATAGTTTCAGAATCTTACGTTAGTCAACTGTCTGCTATTGGAGTACACGGCCCATTTGCCGTTTCCGCTATCCACCAGGCGTAAATCCTTGACTTCGCCAAATCGTTTCAAATTCCCGCAAAGGTCAACGATCCAGCCAGCCTCCTTGTTAGGATGCGGACGGATAGCACGACCGACTATTTGGTACCATAGATCTAAAGACATCGTCGGACGGGCCATGACAATCGTATCCAGTTCAGGATAGTCAAATCCGGTAGTAAGTACACCTACATTGGCAACGACCGGTATCTCTCCAGCCTTGAACGCTTCAAGGATATGTTCACGTTCTTTCTTCGGTGTTTCTCCTGAAACGATGGCAGTTCCGGGAATGGACCAGGTAAGGCGTTCTGCTTCCTTCAGAAAACGAGTGAAAACCAATATACCTTTTCGTTTTACACCGCTCTTGGGATTCATAAGCCTTTGGACGATACTTACCAGAAACCCGTAGAAGTCGATACGCTCATACTCTTTTACTACAGACTTGTCCGTGTAGTCGGCTCCGGTAGTGTTCACCTTCAGGTTAAGTTCGTTCCATCCCAAAGGATTCATCGGATAATAGTTCAGCTTCGAAAGATACCCCATATCCAATAGAGTAGAGATTTGAACCTGATAGATTACCTCAGAGAACACGCACGGGCGTGTGCGTGTGATGAACTTCAACATGCTGCCGAAATCCCTGCTTGATGAAAGACGGTAGGGCGTAGCCGTCAATCCAAGAACTTTACATTTCAGCATCGAAAGAAATCTCTTGTACATTCCGTCTTTCGGGTTAACCAGATGGCACTCGTCGATGATGATATTCTGAAAATGCTGGAAGAGTTCCGGATGGTTGACTACGCTTCCGATAGTGGCGAAAGTTATTCTTGAAATCTCCTTTCGCCCGAATGAGGCAGAGTAGATGGAACAGTCCAGAACACCATACGAACAGAGCTTCAGATAGTTCTGTTCGAGTATTTCTTTACTTGGCTGAAATACCAGCGTGTGCCCTTCAAGACGGCTGGCGATGTCGGTAATCACAAGACTCTTGCCGGCTCCGGTAGGCAGCACCATGATGGCATTGTTCTTCTTGGCCCTGTTAGCAAAGAAGCTGACTGCTGCATTACTGGCCTTCTGCTGGTAATCCCGTAAAACATAACTCATAATCCTTTCTCCTTACTCAGTTTGTCTCCCAAAGCCTTGTAATACTTGGTGAGTTCGATTAATTCAAAATCAGTCCATTTCTTCGCCTGGCTTGCTCTCCATGCCAGCTTGTCGAATCGTAGCTGGCCGATTTTAGCTTTCAGGTTCTTTTCATATTGTATCAGATGGTCGGCACTGAATCGGTTGCACGCCCGGCATTCTGCGTGGGCGTTGTCCTCGTCAAAGCGTGTGGCCATGTGGCGGCGCGAATGGAAGTGTCCGCAATCGGCCTGTTCGTATGGCTTTATCTGGCCGCATGATATACAGCGGAAATACCCGTTCGGCATACAATCACGAAGCCGGATATAGCGGCTGAAAACTTTGTCGAGTTTGGCCACTAAATCCGGCTTCTTCTTAATCTTGATACCTGCCTTGTCAAATAACGGTAAAGGCTTTTCTTTCTTCTTTGTTTTTCTTTTTATGTAATATGGCATTATTAAATTATAAATTTAAGAAGGGGCATATCCTTCCCAAAAAGAAGTGTAATGTGTCTAATTTTAACTTAATCATAAAAGATTGGATATGCCCCAGTTATTTATTATCTTTGTCTTTGTCTAATTTTAATTTTTTCAATTATGGGTAGATTTACAAACGAGCAATTATTAAAATTGCAACAGAATTTGAAAGTTGGCAGATGTCCTAATTGTGGATATGAAGGTAATAAGGATGTATGTCCAGAAGAAATGCACCTTGTCTCTTTAGACATTGATTCAAGACATACAGTAGGGCTCGAATCTTTAGGTTCATATCCAGTAGTGATGGCAGTATGCCCTAATTGTGGTTTTATTTCACTTTTTAGTAAGAAATTTTTGTGTAGATAATCTACAATTTAAAACCCATCCGTCTCCCTTTACATTTATTCTTAAAGGAGACGGATATTTTCCTTTATTATTAATTCCTTTTCTCATATTATTCATAATTTTAGTTTGTGGTACCGGCAGGATTCGAACCTGCATGAGTTGTCAGTTCTTTGCATCTATGGATTGACCGTCCAATCATTGAGCATAGCGTCTACCAATTCCGCCACGATACCAATGCCCGGCTTTCCGGGCGTTTATTCATGCTATTTCGTTATTTTTAAAAACTCAGGGGCAATTCCATAAAGTGGTGTACGGCCATCCCATTTATCTATGAATTGCTTATAGAGTATTTCTTTAGTCAACCCACGTGATTGAATGATAGCCTGTTCTGTTTTTAATTGCTCCAATTCGTTGCGTTTCTTCTGCTCTGCAATCTGCTGGTCTAATACAGATATATTGGTATTCACCTCATTACGACTATCAATCTTCTCACGCACAGCCTTTGAAAATTCAAGCTGTGCAGAAAAAGTCAGCAATTGAAGCCCTCTTTTCTCAAATTCTTTATCCACAATCTGCTCCAACCGCTTTTCAAAAAGAAGAGAACCACCGTCAGCCATTAAACTGTCTGTCTTGTGCTTACGGCTTTCTTCTTTGATTAAATCATAAATACGAGGTTCAAGTATATTATCTTCAAGGCTTTGCATAAACCCGTCTTTTCCTGATTCTGTATCAGCTTTATCTATATGTTTGTTATCGAATACAACATCTATAGCTCTATTCTTGATAACTTTATAAGAATAAGTAGGACGTGCGTTAAATTCAGTGTTATCAGCAGCCTTCAATGTGACAGGTTCAGCAAATTCCCCTCTTTGGTCAAACAATGGAACTTGAAACAATTCAGTGCCCCATTCCCAAGTGGAAACTTTACCGGACACTACCTTAAAATCCTCTTTTCCTTGCTTCCCATAGTTCTCCATTAGAACACCGGCATAATTAGGGGCTACTCTTTCGCATGAAGCAAATACCACTAAGGTCATACAGACCAACATTAGATTAATCAATCTTTTCATTCTTCAAATTTTTAATTAGTTTATAAACGAAATAAATCACTGTGGCTGATATTATTACCACGCCCAGCCAAGCGTTGAGGTGATTGAATATTCTGTTTCCGATAGATACTCCGACTACCAGAAACAGAATTAAATAAATTTGCTTTCTCATTGTTACACCTCAATGATTACGATGTCAGGTGCAACACCTTTGATTGCTTCAACCTGTTTGTCAATCACCTTATTCTTGTATTCTTCAATGGCCTCATTCGCACCGGCAGAAACCAAAGAAAGGGAAACTTCCCGTCCGTCCACATCGGCGTAGATTTCAACTTCGATTTCTTCACAGGCAAAACCTTTGAAAAGAGGGATATTCAGTTTGAACGATTTTGGCAGATTGGAATCAACCACTTGAGAATAGTTATCCGTCTTGTTTCCGTTTTCCTCTTTACTACGTTCTATATCCTGGTTTACTTTCGCCTTGAAATTCTTCAAAGTAGAAACCAGCATCATGTTCTGTGATTTGTCTTTGAAGAAAGCACGGTGCATCTTGAAGAACTGGGATAACTTAATAGGTTCCCATTTCCTTTCCGCATTGATACCGAACTCCTGCATTTCCTTTGAAGCCTGTAAAACTCCACTAATTACTGTCTGGTAATAATTGGTTTCATCAATAGTCAAAGCCAGACACATCTTATCACGGTTCACAATGATATTGGCCGATTTCTGATTAATCAGTTCGACACGCTTTTCCAGCCATCTGAAGGGTGCTTCTATCGTTCCATTGATAACTACTCTCTCCGGTTCTTTCGGGTCAAGGGCTACGGATGCTTTACCTTCTCTCAATACTACTTCGATGGGGGTACCATTGTACTCTTTCGGTACTACCAAATTGATTTTGTTTTCACTCATGATTCTGTTCCAGTTTTACGGTTAATACTAAATACTGTCTTCTGCATTTCTTGTGGCATGATTGGGCGGCTATAAACCAGTTCACCTAACTTGTTGTAGAATCCTACCATCTTTTCTTTATGGTATAGGAATTTTGCACATTCTTCATTCTCGACGAACTCCGAACCTCTTTTGATGTGGTCCAAAAGTTCCTGTTTTTCTTCATTCAAAGGCTTTAGGCGTTCTTTGAAACTCTCCATAGCCTCTTTCTTCTCCATCTCGACATCGTTGATGGTGATAGATACCTCAGCCAATGTTTCTTTCTTCTGAGCCAGTTCTTCGGGGGTGAATCTGTGGGTGTAGCCGATTTTCTCCACTGCATCGGCGTTGTCCTGAAGGAACTGCCATCGTTCCTGCTCAGGAATGTCTTGTCCTAAAAATTTGTCCATAATTATCTATAACTTTTTACACCGAACCTATTATAAATCTTTTTAGCGGTACCCATACCATTATAAACAGGGATGAAACTTCTTTGTAAGGCCTTCTCTCTTTGATGAATGCCGCTTGAATTAGGATTAATTGACTTCTCTGGATTAAAGAATCTTGCTACATCTTGGGGAAATTTTCTTTTTTTCATAATCTCAAAATTTTAGATAAACTCTTTATTACGTTCGATTTCTTGTTGTGCAAAAATTAGCATCTGCTGTTCGTTGGCAGCATATCTTACGGTTTATAATCTCGTTTATATATCCATCTATATCCTCCAGCTGTTGAATGCTTTTTTACAGCACGCCATATGCCACCATGATGAATACCAGTCTGCCTTTCTGCTTCATTTGTTGAGGGATATTCATTAACAAAATTGCCGTCTAAATCCAACTGTACGACAGGTATAGAGCATTTACCATTTTTATTGGCATTACCTATTTTTTGAGAATGCTCTTTTGATAGATGTTTTCCATAAAAATGATGTTTTGCTCCTATTTTGCATTCACTCAATCTCTTTTTAGTAATCGGGTTATTTTGATTTTCCTTTATTGTTACCCATCTTAGATTTTCAACTCTATTATCCGTTCTATTTCCATTTATATGGTCTATACACGTCTTTCTTAATACATTTTCAATAAAGGCGGCTGCAACAAGCTTGTGAATAGGAATTGTTTTCCCTTTACTGTTCTTTTTTAAACAAACTGTTAAATAGCCATACTTATTAGGTCTTGGTTTGATACTAACTCCTTTTCTGAAAATAACTTGTTTATTTTTTAGATAAGGAGCATCATACCATCTGTCTTTTGACCTGACATTGCCTTTATTGGATACTTGGTAATATTCTTCATACCCTATAATATCCTTCCAAACTTCTTCCATAAGAATAGTTTTATAAAAATTCTTTATTATTTTCTATTGCCTGTTGGATATGGATTAAAAAATCACGTTCAGAACTACTTGGTAAGTAAATACCGGCCACAGATGCGCTCCAGTTACGAAAGCGGTCAATGCTCAAAGTCATTTCACCTGTTGTCAGTTCTGCAGAACTTCGCAGATAGGTTACTTCCTTGCCTTTCTTGTTGACCGTCTTTCTCTCAAACAAATCACGGTTGCAAGTCCTTTTGTAGAAGTCTATCTTTGCTTCATCAAGGCTGCAACCGTACTCACTGCCGAAATACCCTAAAAGCAGATGCAAATAGCTGTTCTGGGATAGCGTGCGGTTAGGGAGCTTCTTTCTCACTTCCACAACTGCATGCTCCTGGAACAGCTTGTTTACATAAGCCTTGAACTTGGGTATATCGTATTCATTCTTCAGATTGAATATGCTCATAGGCTAGAACGGTAAGTCATCTTTGGGATTTCCATTCGCATCTACATCAGGTGGAAACGCCTGTGCCATGGTTGGCGTTTGTGTCGGTGCCGGTTGCTGTGCTGGCACGGATGCTGGCTGGTGCATTGGCTGACGGCCTTCCAGTTTATAGCAGCGGATGGACACCATGCGTTTTAGTTGTCCGTCCTGATTTGTCCATTCCCGACCTTGCAGGGAAAAGGAAACCGTTATTACATCACCGGTTCTGAACTGGTCAAGTTCGGCACATTTGTCACCACTTACTTCAAGTGGCAGGACGTTCTCGTACTGGCTTCGTTCACCTGTATAGGGGTCATAGGTTGTGGCATCAAGAATAAATTCACGTTTCACAAACGGGTTGCCACCGCTTTTGGATGGGATTTCTTGGGGCTGGCCAATATAGACCAGCCGTCCGGTTATTTGATTAGGCATAATATATAGATAGAAGATTTGACGAATTAACTCTAATATCCATCAGAATTTTTCGCCGTTCATTTGTTATCAATGCGTAGGCACAATCTCTAGTAAGATAGGTCAGAAGTCCATTTTGTTCACCTCTAAGCTCATAAATCCTTCCATTGTATTCAATTTCATCCATTTATCTAGTCTTCTGCAAAAATTTTCTTATCGGTTATCAAATCTCTGTTGTCATTCAAGAACCGGATAAAGTCCTCACAATGATTTATAAGGATAGGTATATCCCGTGCCGGTACGAAAGTGTAGCTTTCAGTATAGGTTGATTTGAAGTCCGTAACATTATACTCAAATGACCTTACATCACTTCCGTTCTGCATCAGACAGTATGGATAAACCATGTGCTGCCAGTGGTCTTTGAACTTACCTACATAGTAACTTCCGGTAGTCTTGATGTCATGTACTGACATCGGCATCAGTTCATCTATATAACCATATAGAAGAACTCCTCCGAAGCATGTTGGCAAAACTGCTTCAACCCGTTGCTGGGTCAAGGCCCCTTTGTAATAGTCTGCAAACTCACGGCAGATTGAGATAGGGAAATCGAACTGACGGCATTTATAGGTGGCTCTCAGCCCGACCAATGTCTGTCTGCCATCCTGCATGTCTGACAATAGTCTTTCCACCTGTACCTTGTCTGATTTCCTGTTTTCAACCATACAGTCGACTACCTCATTGAAAGCCGTTCCCTTGTCGGCTGCTTCACTATCAAACGGGACACGGTTTATAGTGTCAATCAGGCTCTGAAACTGCTGCTGTCTGAACTCTTCGGGGGTATGTGGGGGATTCTCACTGAATCCCCAATACCTTTCCCAGATGGCATCACTTTTCAGATAGCTTGTAAAGGCATCCAAAAGTGTAGCATAGAACTTGAATTTAGGCTGCTTTGTCTGCATAAGTCTTTGTCTCTTTATCGAATACCAGCCCGAGAGCTTTTACTTTTGCTGAAAACAGATTTCTGGCCATATTCAAGGAACTGCCTACATGCTCAAACTCATTAATTCTTGACGCAAACTCATTTGCAGAACTGGCATCAGTAATAAGTTCGATGTTCTCTTTGATTTCAGCTATGACCTTATCATACCTTGCAGCTTCTTCTTTCTTTACCTGCAACATGCTCAGGTAGGGCATAATTACCTTTGCAGTGATAAAGTCGTTCTTGGCAGTGGGATTTCCATTCTTGTCAAGAATTGTAGGCACCTGCATCAGTCCCGGCAAATTGCAGGTGTTTTTCCCGTCATTTCTTGATGTGGGGTCAAATGTGATTGTACGCTTCTGCACACCGTTCTCATTGCGCATTTCCAGATACCCCAGCAAATCAAGTTCCGTAACAATAGAGTTGTACGATTTTTCTCTTAAAGCAGGTATGAACACGGTGTCGTCACCTTCTTTCCGAGTGTCACGGTGGGCCACAAACACTACGTTCTTGTTAAGTGATGAAAGGGTTCGTGTCATCCATGAGAACTCAGCGTTGATACCTCCCCAGTCCTTGATTTGCGGCTGTCGTGTACCGCATTTGTAAGAAATGATGAAATCCATCATCTTTCCGATGGTGTCCACAACTATTGTCTGATAGGCCGAAAGGTCTTCCTGCAATACCTGTTGTACATCCTGCCATGAACTTACCTGTACGATGTCTATACCGTCCAGATGTGCCATATTCACACGTTTCACACCATTGTCAAAGTCGAGCAGCAGCGGTTTCGGTGCGCTCAATGCTACTGTTGTCTTACCCATACCTGCCTGACCGTAAATCATCATCTTAACGGTGGAAGGAATTACTAATTCATTGGATTTCTTAATCAAACTCATAACGCAATAGTTTTAAAGTAATATATTAATACATCAATTTTGCATGTTTTATCACGTCCCAGGCATTACAAGCCCATCTGCTGTGTGGCACGCCTTCTTTGGTCTTGTATCTTATTCTTCCGGATTCGCACAACTCTTTCAGCCTTTTGAGACCGCCTACTATCGAAGCTGCTTCGTATTTCCCGAAAGACTTGTTGTTTAAGACGATTTTCAATACATCTTCGTTTATCATAAGCATTTTATTTTAAGCAGATAATTGCCGAAAAACCCGGATACTCTGTTGCTGATACCCGGTATTTCACGTCCATTTTGTTTTTAAGTGTCCCGATCAAGCGGAGGTCACGATTGCGGCGTGATGCTTCCAGTTTGATTCCGGTATGCCGTTTCTTGTCATAGGGAACCTTGTAGATGTCCCCTTTCTTCATTTCATCAAAAAGACGTACTGTCTGGTAGTTTTCGTCTACTGTAATTTCTCTAACCATAGTTTAAGTATTTGATTGTTTGCTGGCAGAACGGGACTTGAACCCGTGACTTCCATGCTAACCCTTACATGGTGTTCTACCGCCTGAACTATCTGCCAATAAAAATGCCGGACTTTCATAGCCCGGCATCTACCCATTTTCTATAACCCATAAAAACTAATCGACTAAGACAACCAGCGATTTGACCATGTTCTTGAAGTTGTCAAACTTCGATTCAATCTTTTTCTTTTCTTCCATATAATACAGCATTGATTTTTTGTATTCCTCTGATTCGCGTTGCAGATTCTGTGTGTATGCCACGAGTTCATCATGCGTCATACCCTGTAATTCCTCATTTGTTTTCATGTCTATTCTTTTTAATGTTCTTGATTTCGGTTTCTATCTCCTTGTCGAACAGCTCCCGTCTGTCCAGTTCCCTTGAGCGTGCCGCCAGAATGGCACTGATGTCCGCAAATTCATCGCAGATGCTCTTTATTACCTTTTGAAGCTCTTCCATCCTTATCCATTTTATAAGCGGCCCAGAAGCCAGTTATTACAAACCCTGAAAATCCAATCCAATAGACCGGATTCAAATCCTGATTGAAGTGCATTACCAGAACGGACAATGCACAGAGAAAAAGTTGTATTTTCATAACCGTGTGTATTAAATATCGTTCCCGTGGGCGTTCCGGTGGTTGCCTTACTGCTTATCAAAGGTCTGGTAAGCCACGGGTATATATAGTTCATGCTGGTGTCTAATCAGTGAAGATTGTCTTTGTAGCCGGCCTACGGCCACCTGCAATCGTATAAGTGTCTTTTTGTTATCTGTGTGATTCGTATGCTGCGTTTGCTTAGTGCAGCCCTTTACTCATACTCTTTTCACACAGCCGTTATCGCTACTCAGTCGTCCGTTTCACGTCAGGCTTAACGGTAAGCCTAAATTTCCATCATGTCAAAGAACCAATCAAGTAGAACCCTGCCCGATTCTCGCTATCGGTTGCCGTTCAGTCCGTCAGCAGGGTAGGTGAGTTACCAGTGCGTCACTGCCATGCCTTGTGATAACTGAAGGTTAATGTAGTCCATGCCATCATCTTCAGGCAGGTTGTATTCTTCAAGAAGGGCTTCGTATTTGTCCACCTCTTCAGTAAGTGCTTTGATGTATTCTTGCTTGCTGTCAGCATTGAAAGCCCTGCGTAAAGTTTCTTCATCTGCGTTGTAGGCGAAATTCAGGTCTTTGTTCAGCCCGTCAAGTTCTTCTTCGATTTCGTGGCGTGTCATAGTCATGCGATGTTTAAAAGGTTGTCAAATTTTATATTTCCATTGATAGCCACCAGCCGTTGTCGTTTTTCCGATACAGCAGCAATAGATGTTTGAAACACTTACACCTGTTCTTCGTGAGGCTTCATTCAAGCTCTTATATTCTGCTATAACTTCACCATCTATAATCTGCAAACATGCTTTTTGATTGTACATTGGTTTGCCATTTCTCAGCGTCTTGTGATAATGTTCTGTATTTTCGTGTGGTGTACACCATTCAAGATTTTCTAATCTATTATCCATTTTATCGCCATTGATATGATTGATATACTCTTTTCCTTTTACCTTTTGAAGAAATGCTTTTGCCACAATCCGGTGGACACTCTTTGTATAGCCAATTCCATTCTTATATATCGTTACCATGGCATAGCCATTTCCATTTTTTGATGGTGTAATTTCTTTGAATATTCTACCATCAGAAGAGACGAAATAATCTGTCTCTTCTTCATTGTTTGATTCGAGAACTATTCTTTTTATATCCATTATGCTATGTTCAATAAGTTGGCTTTTTTAAATGATCGCCAAGATTGTTTTTCGGTATCAAAGTATATTGCTACTGTGTCATTCTTCTTTCTGCTTTCACCTGATGTGGCTGGTATCAGATTTTCTTTCAGCGTGCCGTAGGCTTCACGAACAGAACCATCTACCTTTTTGAAGTAGAACTTTACGATTCTTTGCTTCATTGCAGCTTTCAGCTTCATGTTTGCCCAGGCGCATTTCATTGCTTCACTCATAGAGAAACCGTTTCTCTTTACCAACTGCCATGCAAGGCTCATAATCTCGTGTAATAAATTCTTTTTCATAATCGTGTGAGGGTTAGTTGTTTTTTACTATATTTGTTTCGTACCTAAGTTTCGATATGCAAATATAGATATAATATCTAATATTGCAATCTGTAAATCTAATTATATTTAGATATTAACTCTAATTAACGCGAAATATGGATTTAAAGGGCAGATTAATTGAATTTATTGAATATAAAGGTCTATCTGTGCAGTCTTTTGAGCTTCAGTGTAGTCTCAGCAATGGTGCTGTTTCAAAAATGGGTAATAATACAAGAAGAAGTACAATAGATAAAATATCTAAATCGTATCCAGAACTAAACACAAATTGGCTGCTCACAGGTGAAGGCAGTATGTTATTAAATGGTCTTGATTCAGTTCCTAAAAAGAGTTTTACTGAAGGTGTACCTTATTATAATGTGGATTTTATAGGAGGGTTTGATATTGTCTTAAATGACCAGACTGCAAAACCTGAATACTTGATAGATTTCAAGAAATACAATGAAGCTACTTGCTGGTGTAATGTTACAGGCCATTCAATGGAACCTGAGATAACTCATGGAGATATTATTGCGTTAAAGAAAATAGAAGATAAGTCTTTTCTTCCATTAGGTGAAGTGTATGCAATAGTGACAACCAACGGAATGCGAACAATCAAGAGATTAGGCCCTTCAACCGATCCGAAATGCTATACGCTGGTTCCTACAAATAAATCTCCGGAATATGGTATTCAGGAACTTCCTAAGAATATGATAGAACATATATATCAAGTTCTTGGCTGTATGAAAAGATTATAAATAATTTATATGAATTTATATATGGTAAATATTACTGCAGAACTAAATGACCAAAAGCGAAAAGTAGATTTTAATTCTTATGATATGAGTGTAAAAGAATTAATATCTATGGTCAATGACAATATTATAGATATTGCACCAGAATACCAAAGGCAATTTAGATGGGATGATTCTAGACAATCTGCACTGATTGAGTCTATTTTTTTAGGTATTCCTGTTCCCTCATTGTTTATGGCAACAAATAATGATGGGACTTGGGAGGTAATTGACGGGGTGCAGAGACTTAGTTCTATCATTAACTTCGCTGCAGATGCAATTTCTGCTGCAAGGGCCAAAATCAATCGGGATATTCCGCTTACTTTATGTGAATTAAAAAAATTGGAAAGTTTTAATGGTTTAAGATTCCCCGATTTACCTCGATCTCTCCAGATTGACTTCTTGTTGAAACCCATAAAAATTACGACATTAAGTGATAAAAGTGATAAATCTGTAAGATTTGATTTGTTTGAAAGATTAAATACAGGAGGAATTAAATTATCAGACCAGGAAATCAGAAGTTGTATTTATCGTGGAAGGTTCAATGATTTTATTAAAGCCCTTTCTGAAAATCCATCTTTTAATTCTGTAATAAAGCTATCAAAATCTTCTGAAAATGATGGAACAAAAGAAGAGTTGATATTAAGGTTTTTTGCTTATCTTAATGGTAGAGATAAGTTTGAACATAGCGTTGTTGGATTTTTAAATGATTATATGGAAAGTGCAAGCAGAAATTTTGATTATAATAATAATGAAAGAATTTTCTGTAGAACTTTTGAGGAGTTAGCACGGTTAGATCACGGAATAGTAAAAACAAGAACTCGTTCTGTTACCTCTATTATATTATTTGAAGCTGTTAGTGTTGGTGCTGCAGAAGCTATCAAAGAACAAGATCAGATTAATCTTGATGGTTTTTATCAATGGGTGATGAATAGAGATTTTAATAATCTTATAACGGGGGCTACCAATACAAAGAACCGTGTCAATTCTAGAATAGAATACTGCAAAAATAAATTTTTAGAAGAGAATGTTTAGTGACATTAATGCTGAATCAACTAGAAGATTAACAGAAGCCAAATCTTTAGTACTATTAATTAAAAATGAAGATTTGATGCGGTCATTAAATTTAGATTCTAAGGTACATAAAGGTGCATTCTTTGTGTTATTATATGGGGCTTTAGAATATACGATTACTGCAGTTGTGCAAAGATGTATTAGTATCTTAAATAAAAGACAATATGACATACATGCATTGAAACCAACATTATATTCGCTTATATTTCACAAAGAATGTAACGCTATAATGGATGCAAGGGATAAAAAATGGACTAAAAGATATGAATTATTTTCTCAGCTTGGAGGAACTAAAATAGCAAACAGTGACCATACTATTTTCCGCCTTGACATAAGTTGTTAGCCGACATATCTTTGCGCCGTAACCCTTAAACAACAATGATTATGGCAAAAGAAAAAGTAAACTACCAGGAGGTATATGACCTCTACCAGTTATGCAGCGAGACCAAGGATCTTCGGGAGTTCTGTGCTGATTATGGAGTAAATTACGACAAGTTCATGAACTGGCAGCGTCACCAGCTGTGGAGCGAGAAGTTAGGCAAGACAGTTCAGGTTGAGCAACCCAAGGTTGCCAAAGTCCAGATAACCGGCAAGCCTTGCAACAGTCCAACCGTAAAGTTGGAGGTGAAACAACCTGAAGGTGAATCTCCGATTAAGTGGGTAAAACTGCAATTGACATCAGGTGCCACATTGTTCCTGAGAAACACCACAGTTCTTGATTTGAGCC